AGTGTCGAGCTGATCACGGTGAAGCCCTGAGCGCGTGCCGATGAGAACACCTTCCTGGGAGAAGGCGCCTGGCGCGCTGGCCGAGCTGCTGAACTCCGAACTCGAACTCGGCTGCATCGACCTCTACACCTTCACGCTGCCGGGCGGGCTGGTACTGCGCTGGACGAGCGCCGACCAAGCCATCACGGTCAACGGCACGACCTGGTCGCTCGGGCCGGGCCTGCGTCGCAGCCGCACGCGGCTGAGCGTCGGCATCGAGGTCGACAGCCTGGACGTGACGGTCTACGAGCTGCCGGCGGACCTCGACAGCGAGGAGCGGGCGATGCAGCTCAACGGCACTCCGTTGCTGGCCTACATCGCGCGCGGTGGCTTCGAGCACGCGCGGCTGCAGCTGGAGCGCGCCTTCCTGCCCGCGGCGGACATGGCGAGCCTGAACCCGCCGATCGCCGGCACGCTGGTGTGGTTCACCGGCCGGGTCGCGACGACGCAGGGGGACCGCACGCAGCAGCAGCTCAGCATCAAGAGCGACACCGAGCAGCTCGACGTGATGGTGCCGGCCGAGGTCTATCAGCCTGGCTGCTCGAACACGCTCTACGACGCCGCCTGTGGTGTGAGCCGTGACGCGAAGACGGTGACCAGCGTTGCCAACACCGCGAGCGATGCCACGCGCACGCGCTTCGGGCACGGGCTCGCCGGCAACCTGTACGTGGCCGGCTACTTCGACCTCGGCGTCGTGCGATTCCTGACCGGGTCGAACATCGGCATCGGGCGCACCGTCAAACGCCACACCGCAGGCAGCACCGGCAACGAGATCACCGTGCTGCAGCCGTTCCCGTTTCCGATCGCGCCGGGCGACAGCTTCGCGATTTACCCCGGCTGCGACAAGACGCAGTCGACCTGCACGAAGAAGTTCAACAACGTGATCCGTTTCCGCGGCAAGCCGTATGTGCCGGCCGCTGAGACGGTGATGTGAACCCGATGTGACGCCATGACCCAGAACCATTCGACCGCACCTCAACAACGCCAGGCGGTGATCGCCGAGGCCCTGACCTGGCTCGGCACGCCGTACCACCACCACGGCCGTCTGAAGGGCGTGGGCGTCGACTGCGGGCAGAGCCTGTGCGCGATCTACGAGGCTGCGGGCGTGACGGCGCCGATCGACCCGGGCACCTACAGCACCGCGTGGCATCTGCACCGCAGCGAGGAGCTGTACGTGCAGTGGCTAGAGCGCGTCGGTGCCGTGCGCACCGAGCAGCCGCGTGCAGGTGATGTCGCGCTGTTCCGCTTCGGCCGCACCTTCAGCCACGGCGGCGTGCTGGTCGACGCTCGCACGGTGCTGCACGCGTACGTCCACCAGGCCGTGATCCTGACGCGGCTCGACGAGGCACCGCTCGGCGGCCGGCCGGTGCAGTTCTGGACGCTGTGGTCGGCGGTGAACACGACGGCAACGGCCGCTGTACGGGCGTCAACACAACCCACCGTGGAGGCCTGAATGGGCGGCCGCACCACCATCTCCAGCAGCGAAACCCGCGTCGAGGCGCTGAAGCTGCAGAGCAGCGCACAGGGCGTGACGATCCCCGTCGTCTACGGCGTGAACCAGATCAGCGGCAACCTGATTTGGTACGGCGACTTCAAGGCGGTCCCGCACACGACGAGCCAGTCGGCCGGCAAGGGCGGCGGCGGGGTCAGGTCCGAGAGCACGACCTACACCTACACCGCCTCGGTGATGATGGGCCTGTGCCACGGCCAGGTGAATGGCGTGCCGCGGATCTGGCGCGGCAAGAAGCTCTACAACGGCGGGATCCGCGGCGACCAGTTCGCCTCGGTGCGCAAAACCTACGCGGTGCCGGCCGCCGGCCCGATGTCGACCACGCTGGATGCCGCGTTCGCGTCCATCCAGGCGGTGTATGTCCCGATCTCCTTCCTGAAGTCTCAGCTCGCCAACGGCGTGGACTACTCGGTTGACACTGACGGCGAGCTCGCCGTCGTCAAGATCCTGAACGACAAGTACCGTGGCATGGTGGTCACGATCGACTACCTGGTCGTCACCGCTGGCACGAAGCAGAGCGCGCTCGAGGAGCTCGGTCTCAGCTTCAAGACCGGCGCGCTCGGCCAGGCGCCGTGGTCGTACCTGCAGGGCGCGAACCCCGCGCAGGCGCTCGGCTACAGCGGCCTGGCCTACGTGTGCGCGAAGGACTACGACCTCGGCGGCTCAGCCCAGGTCGAGAACCATACCTTCGAGATCCAGGGCAGTCTCGCGTACTCGCTCGGCAGCGCGGTGCCCGACGTGGACCCAAGCCGCGCGCTGCTGGACCTGCTGATGAATGGCCGCTACGGTGCCAACATCGCGAGCGATCGGCTCGACGGCATGCAGGACTGGTCGGACTACTGCGTCGCGGCCGGGCTGGTGATGTCGCCCGCGCTGACCGAGCAGATCTCCGCGGCCGAGCTGGTGCAGCTGCTCGGGCGGCTCACGAACACCGCGCCGGTGTGGAGCGCCGGCAAGCTGAAGATGATCCCGTACGGCGACAGTCCGGAGGCCGGGCTCGGGCGCACCTTCACGCCCAACGTCACGCCGATCTACGACCTGAACGACGACCACTTCATCCCGAGCCCGGGCGAGCCTCCGGTGAAGCAGGAGCGCAAGAGCCCGGCGGATGCCAAGAACCACTTCCGGGTGCAGTACCGCAACCGCGCCAACAGCTACAACGTCGACGTGGCCGAGGCGAAGGACCAGGCGGACATCGACGCGCACGGCCTGCGCTCGGAGGCCATCGTGAAGGCCGACTGGATCACCGACGGCGCCGTCGCGCGCCTGGTCGCCCAGCTGATGCTGCAGCGCTCGCTGTACATCCGCGCGACCTACACCTTCAAGCTGCCGGCGAATTTCAGCCTGCTGGAGCCGATGGACCTGGTCACGCTGACCGACGTGGGTCTCGGCCTGGACCGGCACCCGGTGCGCATCACCGCGACCGACGAAGAGAACGACGACGGCGACCTGACGGTGACGGCTGAGGACTTCCCGGCCGGTGTCGCGAGCGCCACGATGTACCCGAGCGAGGTCAACGCCGGCTACCTGCACGACTACAACGCGGCACCGGGCAACGTGGACGCGCCCGTGCTCTTCGAAGCACCGGTCGGCCTGACGCAGACCGGGCTCGAGGTGTACGCCGCCGTGAAGGGCAGCAGCGCGGCCTGGGGCGGCTGCAGCGTGTGGGTCAGCGTCGACGGGCTGAACTACCAGAAGGTCAGCACGCTGCACGGGCCGGCGCGCTACGGGCGGCTCGGCACCTTCATCAGCGGCGACAGCGTGACGGTGAACACCGGCGGCCACCTGATCAGCACCAGCGCGGCCGACGCCGCGGCGCTGGGCACGCTCTGCTACATCGGTGGGGTGGCGCCCGAGTACCTGGCTTTCCAGAACGCGGTGCTGCTCGCCCCCGGCACCTATGCGCTGTCCGGCCTGGTGCGCGGCGCGCACGGCACGCCAACCACCGGCCACCAGGTCGGCGACGCCTTCGTGCGCGTGGACAGCGCGATCGGCAAGAGCGGGCCGCTGGAACTCAGCTTCATCGGCAAGACGATCCACTTCAAGTTCACGAGCTTCAACATTTTCGGGGCGGCCGAGCAGAGCCTTGCCGAGGTGCAGGCCTACGACTACCGGGTCACCGGCGTGATGGCGGCGCTGCCACCGTCGGCGCCGACAGACGTGTCCGCGTCCTTCGAGCCGTTCGGCGTGCGCCTGAAGTGCGCGAAGAACCCCGAGCCGGATGTGGTGGGTTACGAGTGGCGAGTCAGCACGGCGCAGGGTGCGTCCTGGGCCAGCGCCCAGGTGCTCGAGCAGCAGGGCGGCACCTCGCACCTGTGGGCCGTGCAGGCGGCCGGATCGTTCACCGCCTGGGTCGCGGCGGTCGACGCCTTCGGCAACCGCAGCACGCCGACCAGCGTCGCCGGCACCGTCGCCGCGCCGACGATCTCGGCACTGAACGCGACCATCATCGGCACCGATCTGCAGCTCGACTACACCGGCGTGCCCGGCGCCTTCGCGATCGGCGGCTACGAGCTGCGCTTCGGCGACAGTTTTGCGACGGCGACAGTCGTGGGCGTCTTTCAGATCACGCGGCACCTGCACCGCATCAGCTGGGGCGGTGCGCGCCGCTGGTGGGTGGCGGCCGTCGACGTGAAGGGGAACCGCGGCAATCCGGCGTCGGTCGACACGGTCGTCACGGTGCCAGGCGCCATCGTCGCCTCGCGCGCCGAGGTCGTCGACAACAACGCGCTGCTGTACTGGAGCGCGCCGACCACCGGTAGTCTCCCGATCGACCGCTACGAGGTCCGCAAGGGCGCGAGCTGGGCGGCGGGCACCATCGTCGGCTCGAACGGCAACAGCACCTTCACCGCGATCTTCGAGCAGCAGGCGGGCGTCTTCACGTACTGGGTCGCGGCCTTCGACAGCGCCGGCAACACCGGCACGCCGGTCGGGATTGCGGCAACCATCAGCCAGCCGCCCGACTACGTGCTGCGCACGCAGATCCGCTCGACCTTCGCCGGCACCGCGACGAACTTGTTCCTCGAAGACGGTGCGCTGCTCGGGCCGGTGGCGCCGGAGACCTGGGCACAGCACTTCGAATCGCACGGCTGGACGAGTCCCCAGGCGCAGATCGACGCCGGCTTCCCGCTGTACGCCGAGCCGAGCACGACGAGCGCCACCTACGACGAGACCTTCGACTACGGCACCGCACTGCCGCCGACCATCGTGACCGTGACGCTGGGCTCCAGCGTGATCGCCGGCCAGGTCAACAGCTCGTGCCAGATCTACACCAAGCTGAACAGTGCAGACGCCTGGACAGCCGCGGCGGCTGGCGCCACCAGCGTGCTGGCGGCGAGCTTCCGGTACGTGCGCGTGGTGTGGACCTTCAGCTGTAGCGCTGGGGCGAATCTGATCCGCATCGCGAGTCTGGACGTGAAGCTGTCCAACAAGCTCAAGACCGACTCGGGGCGCTTCGTGATCACCAACGCCGCGGCGGGTGTGGTCGTGCCGTTCGGCGTGGCCTTCATCGACGCCGATACGCCGCTGTGCCAAGCCAACGGCACCACCGCGCTGCTGCCGATCGTCGACTTCCTCGACCAGCCGAATCCGACCGGCTTCACCGTCTACCTGCTCAATCCACAAACCGGCCAGAAGGTCACCGGCTCGGGCGGCTGGACCGCGCGCGGGTACTGATCACGGGACCGCGGCCCCCTTTCTTCCTCCTTCATTCACGACAACAGCCCTTCGACGAACCGACCACCATGCCGATCGACTTCAGCAAACCCGTCACCACCGACCGCTACGACACCGGCGTCCTGCCGCAGATCAAGGCTTCCTTCAGCGCGCTCGCGCAGTGGATGGACCCGGCCTATGCGGGCGCAGTCACCAACGCGCCGGCGGGCGCGAAGCGCTTCAGCGGCGGCCTCATTCAGGAGTTCAACGGCAGCAGCTGGGTCGAGAAGGCCACCGGCTACGTGAAGAACACGTGGCCCGTGAACTACGGGTCGCTGTCGCTGCCTGGCGCGGCGAATGGATGGGCGGGGATTCAGTTCAGCGACACGGCCAAGCTGTTCACGTTCATGGTGAGTTCCAGCGACGGGGCCTGCGGCCTCTACTCCGTGTCCGACGGGCAATGGAAATGGCACTTCAACAACATCGGGGAGATGGCGGTCGGCACGGTGCCGTGGAGCCGAATCACGGGGGCACCGGCCATCACGACATGGGTGCCGGATTTCTCTGCGAACGGCAATACCGTAGTTGTCCGCAACGCCAGCGGCCAGATCTTTGCAACGCACATCAACTCCGCATCGGGCAACAACGAGACGCCACGAATCAGCCAGGTCGTGGTCACGGAGGGCGACGGCTGGTTTCGCCAAACGAGCATTCAACATCTGGCCAATAGCATGAGCGTGCCCTGGGGAAACATCTCCGGTCGGCTGGGATCTCTGTCGCAGTTCGCGAACGACCCGGGCTTCGTGGCGTCGGCCGGTGCGCCGGTGTTCTCTGGATTGGTCTACGGCCGTGGTGGTGGCGAAGGCCTCGGGCGCATCACGATGACGAACGTGGCTGGGCAGCCCGCGGGTGGCGCACCGGGCGACATCGTGTTCGTGTACTGACGGGAGGCGCGGACATGACAGAGATGTGGCGGTATGACGCGGGCGGCGTGGCCCGCAAGGCGCGCGAGGTGTGGCGCTATGACACGGGCGGTGTGCCGCGCAAGGCTCGCGAGATCTGGCGCTACGGTGCTGATGGCGTTGCGCGCAAGGTCTTCAGCGGGTCGTTCGTGTTGACGGCCTCGGCAGCGACTGTCTGGGGTTCGGGCCTCACGTCGACGCGTGGGGCCAACGTCACGGTGACGACTTCCTCGGTCACGCTCACGGTGCAAGGTGGGTCGGGAATCTTCACCTACGCCTGGGCGACCTTGTCGGGATCGGCCGCGACTGCGTTGTCACCGAATGCCGCGACGACGAGTTTCCGGCGCAATGGCGCTGCCCCAACGACCGTTGGTCAGGCGAACACGCTGAGTGGCGTTCAGCGGTGCACGGTGACGGAAACGAGCACGGGCGAGGTGCGGACGATCGATGTGACGGTGGTCACCGAGCACTGGTACGACCGCTGAAGCTCGAGCTGGCGTACTTGCTTAGGTAGGCCCGCGAACAACTCATTGGCGATGGCTACGCGGCAAGTGCTGCCATTCTCGCCATGTAGCCGACTGCCGGTAGGGGCCGATTGGAGACGCTGCCGCCAGTTTCGACGCTCGCGCGCGGCCGGCAAATGCCTGATGGCACCTTCCATTCACTGTCACCTCATCTCAGGGTTTCTACTGATTTCCTCGGGGGCTTGAAGATCGCGGCCTACGACCTACTTCGCCCTTGTTATCCCATTGCCATCAACTCGATTCGGATGAGGAACTGAATCATGGCCAACACACCAGATCGCACGCCTGCCGGCTCTGCCAAACGCGCGTCGCCACGCCGCGTCTCGCCGATGAGCCCGACCCAGCTTCATGCCTACCTCTTGGCCCGAGAAACGCTGCGCCGGCTGAAGCCCATGCCGACTCCGTGGGTGCCTCCCGATTTCCCGGCGCGCGACCGCGGGCGGGCGGGGCGCTGATCGCAGACGGCGCACACCAGCGGTGATGCCCCGCATCGGCATCTTTTTTCACTGAAGGAGGTCCGACATGCTCGACACCATGTTCTATCGCCCTCAGGGGCTCTTCGATCAACTGACCACGTTGCACCAGGCGCTCACGCGCTCCTTAACGGCAGATGGCACGCCGGACGCGATCCGCTCCGTCGCCGCCGGAAGCTTCCCCGGCATCAACGTCGGTCGCACCGCCAAGACCGTGGAGGTCTACGCGTTTGCGCCCGGCCTCGATGCGTCGTCCATCGACGTGACGGTGGAACGTGGCGTCCTGAAGATCTCGGGCGAGCGCCGCGGCTCCGGAGCGGGCAGGGATTCCAACACGCAGACCTACGCCGCGGAGCGCCCGCTGGGACGCTTTACCCGGGCGCTGACGCTCCCCGACGACGCCGACACCGCAAAGGTGGAAGCGACCTACCGCGACGGCGTCCTGCGGGTCAGCGTCGGCCTGCAGGAGGCGGCTCAACCCCAGCGCATTGCGGTTCGCTGACACCGCATTCACGTGTCCCACCAACCATGAAAGGAACTGTCATGTCCAACACCGACCTGGCCACGACCGAAGCCGGCCGTGGTGATTCGACCCGGCCCCACGACGCGCGCGCGGAATCGCGCGAGGGTTCGCAACGAGCCGTCGCGCCCGCCGTCGACATCTTCGAGGATGCCGGTGGCATCACGCTGCTCGCCGACATGCCGGGCGTGTCGCGGGAGCACCTCGACATTCACCTGGACGGCGACTCGCTCGCCATCGAAGGGCAGGTTCACATCGCCACGAAGGAAGACATGCGCGCGCTCTGGGCCGAAGTGAACGTGCCGCGTTTCCGTCGAACGTTCACGCTCAGCCGCGAGCTGGACGCGGGCCGCATCGAGGCCAACCTCAAGGATGGCGTCCTGAGCTTGCGCATTCCGAAGCAGGCCCACGCCCAGCCGCGGCGAATCTCGGTGCAAGCGGGCTGACGCCCGGACGAGAAGGTCATGGCGTGATGACTGCGGATTGCTATCGCGTGGTCGTATCCGAGAGCGCTCGCCTGGCCGGCTATACCGCTGCCGGCCGGCGAGCCTCCATCGTCCCGGGCGAGCATGTCGTTCAGCGATTGAGGCTGAAGGTGCCGCTTGACGGCATCTCGGAAGCGCTCCGATTCCTGGGTGCCGACGCGCGCGGCGGTGACGTCCATATTCCCGTGCGCTCGGAGGCTGACATCGAACGCGTTCTGCACGAAGAGCCGGCATCCGAATAGAGCTAGCCTAGAAGCGGCCGATCACAGGCGCGTTGACCAGCGTCGAATCGGCCGCGAATCTCTGTCGATCGTTTGGCCACCTTTGGCGTGATTGCCGTAAGGTGCTGACATTGTCTACTGCCGCCCCTACAAAGTAGACGCCGATTCCACGAGCATGGGCGCATGAGCACCCCTGCCTCCACGATGCTGGCCGCCTACCTGCAGGCCGAAACCGATGTTCTTCTCGGCAAGGAAGCGCGGCTCGGCGACCGCGTTTTCCGCAGCGAAGACCTGTCCGAGATCCGGGCTGGCCGCAAAGAGTGGGAAGGGCGCGTCGCGGCTGAGCGCGGGCAGGCCGCCGGCGTGCCGACCATCGGCGGTTTGCGCTTCGCCGTCGCGCGTCTCGACCAATGACCGCACGCCTCAACGCTGTCGACCGCCTAGTCGCATGGATGGACCCGCAGCGCGGCCTGGCCCGCCTGCGTGGTCGCACGCTGCTGGCTCACTACGAGGCCGCCCGGCCGAACCCACAGCGCAAGTTCCGCCGTGACGGGGGCTCGCCCAATCAACTGGTGGAAAAGGGCGCCGTGCCGCTTCGCAACCAGATGCGCTACCTCGACCGCAATCACGACTTGGTCGTCGGCTCGCTGGACGTGCTGGTGAACAACACGGTCGGCGCGCAAGGCATTGGCGTCGAGTTCCAGCCGCGCACGCGCACCGGCGAGATCCACACCGACTACGCGAAGGCGTTGTCGTCCGCCTGGCGCGATTGGCAGCGCCGCCCCGAGGTCCGCTGGCAGCACAGCTACGCGCGCTGCCAGCGCCTGCTCGCCCGCACGCTGTACCGCGATGGCGAAGCCTTCGCGCAGCGCGTGACGGGGCGCATGCCCGGTCTGGATCACGGCACCACCGTGCCGTACTCGCTGGAGCTGTTCGAGGCGGACATGGTGCCGATGGACTACACGGACGAGTCCCGTGGCATCAAGCAGGGGATCCAGCGCAACACCTGGGGTCGCCCGACCGGGTACTGGCTGTACAAGGGTCACCCCAGCGAGACGATCTCCCTGCGGCCGGACTTGAAAGTGATTCCGGCGGCTCGCATGCTGCACTTGGCGCACCTGCAGCGCATCGGCCAACTGCGCGGTGTGACCCGTTACGCCAGCGTCATCGGCCGCATCGAGGACATCAAAGACTACGAGGAGTCCGAGCGCATCGCCGCCAAGGTCGCGGCCATGCTGACGGGCTACGTGAAGCGCCAGGCGCCCGACGGCGGCGGCTACGAAGGTCCGCTGAAGGACGACAACGGCAACGACATCCATCGCCAGATCGCGCTGTCCCCCGGCACCATCATCGACACGCTGGCCGTCGGCGAAGAGATCGGCCTGATCGACAGCAAGCGCCCGAACCCTAATCTGATCACCTTCCGCAACGGGCAGCTGCGCGCGTTCGCCGCCGGCATCAGCGCGAGCTACTCCAGCGTCAGCCGCAACTACGACGGCACCTACAGCAGTCAGCGCCAGGAACTCGTCGAGCAGTGGGTGCACTACGCGTGCTTGACTGACGACTTCGTCGGCATGGCCGTGCAGCCGGTTGCCGAGGATTTCATCCAGGCGGCCGATTATTCCGGTGTCGTGCCGTGCCCGAAGGACGTGATGCCCGGCACCGCGAATGACGTGCTCTACGTCGCGCCGTCGATGCCGTGGATCGACATGGCCAAGGAAGCCACGGCCTGGCTGACGCTGAGCCAAGCCGGCTTCATCAGCGAGGTCGAGGTGATCCGCAAGGCCGGGCGGAACCCCGACACCGTGCTCGAACAGGTCGCCGAGTGGCGCCGCAAGGTCAAGGAGAAAGACCTGCGCTTCAGCAGCGACGTGACGAACCAGAACGCGAGCGGCTTGCCCAGCCCGCCGAAGCAGGGCGCCGCCCCATCGCCATCCAACAACGACGACCAGGAGGACAACGCCGATGAATGATCCCCGTGCCCTGACCGATGCCGACATGCAGCGCATCGCCGAGAAGCTCGCCGCGCAGCTCGTGACCCAACTCGGTGACGAGCGCACCGCGCAGCGCCTGGTCGACGTTTGGGGCGGCTACGTCGACCGCCAGCTCGGCAAGGGCCTGCGACGTTTTGCGATGTACGCGGTGATGGCGCTCCTCGGCCTAGGGGCCATCAAGTTCGATTGGTTCAGTCGCCTGCTCAGCAAGTGACCGGCAGCTCGGAACGACTCCAAAAATCACGACGACCTCAAAGAGGCCAGAGACAGAACAGGGACGACAGCGAATGGACTTCAACCTAGCGTACGAAACCGTGCTCGGCAAGGAAGCCGGCTACAGCGACGACCCGCGCGACAGCGGAGGCCAGACGAAGTACGGCATCACCGAGGCGGTGGCGCGTGCCTTCGGCTACACCGGTCCGATGAGCCTGCTCGGCCTCGACCAGGCCAAAGCGATTTACCGCAGCCGGTACTGGGACGCGCTGCAGCTCGACCAGATCGCAAGCGCGGCGCCGGGCGTGGCCGGTGAGCTGTTCGACACCGCGGTGAACCAGGGAACCGACCAGGCGGCCACCTTCCTGCAGCGCGTGCTGAATGTGCTGAACAAGGAAGGCAGCTGGTATCCCGACCTGAAGACCGACGGGCGCATCGGCCCGATGACGATCGCGGCGCTGCGGGAATACATGCGCAGCCGCGGCGCCGAAGGGCAGGTGGTGCTGCTGCGCGCTCTCAACGCGCTGCAGGGGGCCTTCTACGTCGAGCTGGCCGAGCGCCGCGCGAAGGATGAAGCCTTCGTCTACGGGTGGCTGCTGAACCGCGTGGAGATCGCGGCTGCAGCGGGAGGCAAGGCCTGATGGATCCGATCAGCACCGCATTCGCGCTCGCGCAGTTCGTGCCGGGCATCCTGAAGTGGATCACCGGCAGCGACCAGGCCGAGCAGGCCGCCAGCACCGTAATCGACATCGCCAAGCAGGTCACCGGCAAGGACAGCGCCCAGGGCGCGCTGGCTGCGATCCAGACTGATCCTGCTGCGTTGCTCGCCTTCCGCCAAGCGGTGATCGCGGCCGAGGCCGATCTCGACAAGGCCTTCCTCGCCGATCGGCAAGACGCCCGCAAGCGCGACGTGCAGCTCGCCCAACTCGGCAGGACGACCAAGCGGGCGGACCTGATGATCGTCGGCGATGTGGTTGGGATGCTCGCGTGCCTGTCAGCGATGGTCTTCGTGACCTGGCTCGGCGTGACCAAGGGCGGCGACGTGAACCCACTGATCATGGCGCTCAACGGCCCGCTGGGCATGCTGACCCAGCAGTTCGCCAACGGCCTGCGCGATGCGCATCAATTCGAGTTCGGGTCGAGCCGAGGTTCGGTCGAGAAGACGGAGCTGCTGGCCCGTGCTCCGGCCGTCAAGTAGGAAGCACGATGTTCCAGTGCGCGCGGACGTATGCACTCGACCGTCGGCGGTTTCGGCGCAGAACTGTTTCACGATGGCGATGAGGGCACGGGAGCACATAAAATCCGCGCCGTCGGCCGCCTCTCCCTCCTCCCTCTTTGCGGCTGGCTTTCCTCGGCGCCAACCCTCACGGGTTGGCGCTGATTTTCTTTGGTGTCTTGAGTTCTCGCCGCATGGATCAGTATCCGCGAGTCCAGTGCGGGTTGCTGGCGTCCCTTGCGGTCGCGCCTGACCCGCAAGGAGAATTGTTCTAGGCGTTGTTTCCACGGGGAGAGCGGGCGCCGGGTGAACTGCCTAGTGGAGCATGTTATCCGCGGGAGGCAGGAAGAACTCGACGAGCGATGAGGCGTTGGTGGGTCTCTCCGACCCGAAGACGGCGTCGATGAAGCAGTCAGCGGCGCCGAACCACAGCTGTGCGGCGTCGAACTCTACATTGGAGGGCAGTTGCTCAGGGGGAAAACCGGCCTGGTCCCAGCTTTCCAGCTTGTCCACAGCGCGGGCCGCGAATGTCGGCGACACACCGGCCGATTCGAACATTGCGTGAACGGCGGCATACGCGCGTTCGATCTGTTCGGGCGATGCGCCCGCCACACTGATCACGAGGTTCTCGCGGGGAAGGGCAGGCGGCGCGCCGCTGCCATCGGTCATCGGCGGCAGCTTCACGCCCATGAAGTGCTCGGCGGCTTGCTGAGCGGTGCGCACCCGCTGGACGGGATCGGCCGCCGCGGTCTCCCACAGATCCCACGCCTCCATAAGGCTGAGCCTGGGCTCCAGCTCGAATGCCCGCTCCCAGAAGGCAAGGCGCCATTGCCGATCGAAGGTGCCTGAGTCGGCCTGCGTCCGGAAGTATCGCTCGGCCCAGGCCTCGGGCGTGCCCGCGTCGGCGGCGGCAAACGACTCTTCTGCAATGCCCTGCAGCTGCTCGATCGTGGCGTTGGGATCCAGCTTGCTGAGCTTGGTGAAAACGCGATCAACCCAGGCGGCTTTGTTCAGGGCAGTCGACATGATTTCTCCAGTGCTGGGTGCTTCAGATGCGGGTGAACTCTACGACTGTAAGAGATGGCCGACGAGTGGGCATGTCAGGGCGGAGCGGCAACCGGTTCGGAGTAGGCGGCCCATCTCATCAAAGCATCCAGGAGACCGCAGCATGGGGTGGCTCGATGAGGCAGTCCCCCGCCCATTGATTGCGCCTGCCAGATTCGCCGGATTGAACCTGCGGACATAGGCGAGAGTTCGTCACCTTATCAAGGGTCCGGCATCCGCTGATGGTGGGCCTAACGGGCCAATTTACTTCGTACTGAGCAGAGCATCGAGGCGTAACTTGGCTTCGACGACCGCTGCTTGGTTGGCGGTCTCGACGGACTCAAAGATGCCCGGGACAGCGCCCTGAAGGACCACCCGCTGAGAGCTGTTGGGGCCGATCTTGCACGCTAAAAAGGTTGCCCTCCACGGTCCGCGTATTGGTCCCGATACATGCGGATAGATCGAATGACCTCGATAGTCATCACTGAACTCTTGCACGCAGTCCTCCTCTTTTGCAGGATCCATCGACACGATAGAAGCTAGTAGCCGTACCGTCCAGCCGACGTGTGCTGCGACGCAGTGCCTGCAATTTGCATGGAGCTGTTGCAGATCCACGGGAAACGGCAGGAATGTGCCCCAAATCGAGCCATCGTCCTACAGGCTTGAGTCTCCTGCTGCGCGCATCATGCCGAAGGGCAATAAAAATCTATCACATGTGGTGCAGAGAGACGGCTTCTATACAAGGACATCGAGTCACTGCGTGGTCGACGGCCGCCTCTGACGGTCGGTATCAGGCCCTGTTTACCGTGTTCCCACCAGTGGGCACAAGGATATTCATCGAACGATTTCCGTGGACATTGTTCGACTCACCGCATAGCGCACGTCAAGACGCTTTTCGACTCGCAGAGCATTTGATCAATCTCGCTCAAGTCTCAGTGGGCCATCGCTGCTTCTCTGAAGGACGGGAGTAGAGCGACTCTCCGACGCAGACTAGGCGAGGGGTGCGAGAGTAGGCTCTGCTCACGTCCAAAACATCTCAGGAGACCACAGCATGGGGCAGCTCGACGACGCAGGCGATGTCGCAAAGTACCTTCATGGCGAAATCATGGCGATGAAGGCGCTGATCGCTGCGGTGGTCCAGGCCGCCGTGCCGAAACCACTCTTCGAGCAGGCGGCCCTCAAGGAGCTGCAGCTGCTGCGCGATGCGTTTGAACCCAGCCCGAAGGCGGCCATCCAGCTGCGCGCGGTCGAGATGACCGAGATGTGGCTGCTGGACTTCACCCGCGACAGCGCACCCTACAGCGGACGAGGGTGACGTGGACCGTTGCCACGGCCAACGTCGAACGTCGGTCGCCTCACTTGCCCATGCCGGTGGCACGACCATGCTCAGTCCCGGCTCGCCCGACGCCTCCCAGTGGCTCTACAGGAGCGCTGGCACCGCCCGGTTTCTGTGCGCTCCCGGGTCGGTGGCTGGCTTCTAGAAACGCGCTCGGCTCAGAGCCCTCAGCTCCATATCGTAGAGGTAGTCCTCCAGCGCCGCATGGGCCTGCTCCTGCAGCAGCTGAGCTCGAGACTGAGACTCAGCTGGCACGGACGCGTCCCCCTGAAGACCTGCCTCGTAAGCCCTAACGCGGGCGGCTCGCGCGCGCGCCTCGGCGTTCTGCCACGTGGTCAGCGGATCGACGTTTTTCTCCACAGTCCTTAGGGTCCCTAAGCATCGGCCACTCATTATCCGTAACGACGTGCGATATCGGTCTAAAGCTCTGCTGCAACCGTGGGTTTGCCCGACGGCGGCCAGCACGGCGCGCGAGCAGGGCGTTCGAGGGCGAGACGGCTCTCGGGACTGAGCAGTTCAGCCGTCCGCTCCCGCAGCGCGGCTTTCTGCGAGCATCAGGCAGAAAACCTTCCCTTGCTCGATTGCGTCGTCAAGGGCCACATGGGTGTGCGGAATGGCTCCCTTCCACCGGCGCGGCATGTTCCGCTTCGTCGACTCCCGGTAGGGCAGGCGGAGCGTTGCCATCGCGTATGTCTTGATGTCCAACGCGGAGTGGCTGAACGGGCTCTCGCCTGCGAAGCGCATCAAGTACCAGTAGACGAACATGAAATCGAAGGCCGCGGGATAGCCGACAAACACCGGCTTGCCTGGCAGTGTCTTCAACCAGGCAGAGTAGGCCGGCATCGCGACGCTCGGCGCTTGGCAGTCCACCCGCGTGGCGTTCCAGGCGGCAGGGTTGCCCTTCCAGAACTCCATGGTGGCCGGCGAGGGGGATGCCCCTTCGAGCAGCTCAAGATTCGCAGCGAAGGTGTTCAGAAGTCGTCCGTTCGCGTCGAAGGCAGCCGAGCCGAAGCTCAGCATGGAGTGCGGTCCTGGGATGGGGCCGTCGGCTTCGATGTCGGTGGAAACGTAGATTTCCTCGGTCACGCTGCATTGTGGCGCCTAGTCGTCCGCCAGTCGGGCAACGTCTCTTTCCG